AATCTACTCTGAGAATGAGGGTAGATTGACCCCAACAGAATGTGCAAGACAAGCTGGGTATAATGAGGATAGTGCTAATGTGAGAGCATCGGAACTATTAAATGGTAAAAGATATCCAAAGGTTGTAGAAGCTATCATTCAACGAAGAGCTGAGATTGAAAAGACACACGAGGTAAAATTAAATAAGCATGTGCAAGAGCTGGCTAGGTTGCGTGAGAAGTCTCTATCTGAGAAGTCTTATTCTGCTGCTGTTAATGCTGAGCGGTTGCGGGGGCAGGCTGCAGGATTGTACATCGATAGAAAAGAAATCAGAACAGGTTCTATTGACTCTATGTCTAGAGACGACGTTCTAAAACAATTAAAAGAGTTAGGATTAACAGGTGAATTTAAAAAAGAAGGAAATCAAACTGTCATTCAAGTCGAAGAGAAATCCGATAGCGAAGGACCTAAAGACATCACGCCAGTGGAGTCAAAAGATAGTGAAGGACAAGAAAAAGTATGACCGTAAAAACGGAAACAAGTTTTTGGAAGAGTGTAAAGACATTATTAGACGTTGGTGATTATGTTGTTTCACGCCTGGAAAGTTATGTTACACCAGGATTCCCAGATTGCCTAATATATCATAAATCTGTAGGGTTTTTTACAGTTGAATTAAAAGTGCTGGGAAGTAATAATAAAGTTACTCTATCACCGTTTCAAATTGCCTGGAATATGCGTCATGCATTAGCAGGATCACAATCTTATATCCTTGTTAACCTGCCTCTTAGGGGCAAGGTTAAATTGTTTCACGGATGTAAAACCAAGGAACTTGGCCAAAGCACCGTGGACCAAGTGCCCGGGTTGTACGAGGGACCGCTCACGGCTCTCGATTTCTGTCAAGTCATTTCAAACTCCCAAACTCCCTAATAACAATAAACTTGTGGATATCCTGTGGATAAGTCCAGCTGGGCCCGCGGGCGCGCAGCGTACAAACTTCAAGCTCCCGACCGCAGAAATCAGCCATTTTTTAAGCACGCATCATGGTCTACTCTTCCCAGGTTCCTGGTTCAGAGATGCAAACTCCCAAACTCCCTATAAATACTAACCGTTTTCCGCGGATCTTGGCTCACCAGCCCTGACGCACCGGGCGCGCCGGGAGTTCCCGGTCAGAGCGTGTTCATACCAGTCAGGTAACTCGAAAAGTTATCCACAACTAATTGGAAAGAGCTGTTGAATTTGTTGATTGGAAATGTTATATTATACCTGTAGTGATCGAGAGTCTAAGTACTTGGGAGATATCCTATTGGCACGGCTTCACCGTAAGGGGTACATTCACCACTAGCAGGGGAGATTACTGCACATAAGGGGTTACCCAGATAACAAAGTGCGTATAGGGTTCTATAGTTATTTTGGACTAGCCATTCGCGGTTCGCACCCCCTTATTAACTAGAAATAGAAAAGGAGTAAATATGGTTGTAGACGAATCAATAAACACAGCACTCAATAGGATTGCTGATGCAATAGAAGAAAACAACGAAGTATTAAATAGGATTGCAAATCATTATGATGGGGTTGTTCCTGTTATGACACGCAATGCTAAAAGGGTTGAGGAAGCACACGAAAAAGCTGAATCAAGTTTCTTAGGTAATCTATTTGGAGAGCCAGAAACAACTAATTAAACCATAGGTTTGGGGAGCTCAAACTCCCCAAACTCCCCTAGTTACCCACAGCCTGTGGATAACCTGTGGATAAGTGTGGCCGGGGCACCGGGCCCGCAGCGTAAACTCCCAAACTCCCTTATTATAAAAACCGCAGAAGTCTGGGGTTTCAAGTTGGGTTTCAGTTCCCCGGCGCGCGCGCCGGGTTTTCCTGAGTGGAGTTCGGTATAAAAGGTAGGAAAGCTCCCAATTTTTTTGCCCGGGCTGTTGACATATAGATCCTGAAGAGCTATATAATAACCAGGCATCCGGAGATGCCAGAATTAGAGTCTAAGAAAGGACAGAAATGCTTGATTTTTTAATGGCTATGCTGGTTCCAGTTAAGCTTGTGCTGCTGGTTTTTGCAGCGTGGTTCCTGCTGCAGCTGCTGATGACTTAAACTCCCAAACTCCTTAAATAATATTAAACAGGGTGATTGGTCCGTGGTCCAGGGTGATTCACGCACCGGGCGCGCCGGGCATTAAAGTTCAGGCGTGTCAAGTTTTGGAAAGTTATCCACAAGAAATGTAAAACAGGGGTTGAGATGTCATGCATTTGATGATATAATAAGATATTGTTAGACGGAGAAGTCGCAAGACGAGGTATCTCTAACAAGTTAGACAGGAGAAGTTAGAATGTCAAATTATTGCCGTTATCTAACGAGGTATCTCTAACAACATGAGGCAAGATAAACGGAGTTATTCGGCTCTTGCCTCACAGGAGATGGTAATGGGGTTTAGTCCTTACTCGGTTGATCAGTAGTCCGTTCTATTCCCCCAAGCTCCAAACTCCAAACTCCCCAAAACTCCTTAAATAAATAATAATCAAATAACTGGCCGGGATTACCAGCCGCCCGGGCAGCGTCAGAGTCTGAAAAATTTGGGCATAAAAAAAGGGCGAATAAATCGCCCTTTTAATCGACCCAATAGGAGTCTAGTTTATTGAGTCAAACCAATTCTTTTTAGTAAGTATCCTACATCTTTTTGTAGGTGTTGTAGTAGTTTCAATCTCTCATCTTTGTCCTCACTTATCCATTCCACTATGGAATTCATTAGAACACCACTAATTAGTTTCCAATCTAAACTCTCCTTCATTGGTACTTTACTAATTAATGATTCCAAATCGCCTACTGCGTTTTGGTCTTTTGCGTAATTCACCACTTCTTTAAGAAGTGGTGAAACATCAACCTTATTAATTGTTGTTAATTCTTTTGGCATATTAGACTCCAAAGTAATAATTTGAACATCTGTTGCTGAATGCACAGATGATAACAGTAAAATAGTAAATGGCGATTATCATCGCCACAAACACAGTAAATTCCAAAACAGTCTTAAACATTCTGACCATTTATTTTAATAATAGTATTAGGATTAATATTTGCCCATCTTCTATGTTCTGGCATTAACCCATTACCAACTCTAAATGCTAGAACATAATCATTATGTTCTTTAACATTTGTTGGTACTGGATTGTTAGTATGTCTCCATGCATAACCACCAAGAATACCTCTTTTAACTTTAGAGATACTACCAGCATTATTTATCCATTCACAAGAAAAGAAACCCATTCCTACTCTTGTTTTAAATTCGGACTTTGTCATTACTAGACTCCTTTCTATTTCTAGTTATTTTATTATCATGGATTGATATGAGAGTATATAGCTAATTAAATTAATTGTGGATAACCTGTGGATAAGTCGGCCGGGACATTAAGACACATGCGACAATTTGTCGCAGGCTTGCGCCCGGGCTCACTTCGTTCGCCGCCTAGGACCCGAGCAAAAGTCTGTCGCCAGCTCCCTAAACAGGGGGCAACCCCCCCTTTTGAAGTAACATCCATATAGTTTTTGGTTTGCAGTGTTTGAGAGTGACAATGAGGCATAAAAACGTTATAATTGGAGTCTCAAAAAAATTTTTAAAAAATGGAAAATGTTTCTAAATTAGAATCCTTAGACACGAATACTCTGAAGTTGATTCTTAAAAATGCCCTAGAGGAAAAACGTGAGGCCGCACAAAAAGATTTTTTAAAATTTGTGAAAACTGTTTGGCCTGAGTTTATAGAAGGTAAACACCACAAAATTTATGCAGAAAAATTAAATCGTATTGCAAACGGTGAACTTAAAAGACTTATTGTCAATATGCCACCAAGACATACAAAATCAGAGTTTGCTTCTCATTTATTTCCGGCGTTCTTCATGGGTAGACATCCTACTGCTAAGTTAATACAGACTACGCACACAGGAGAACTTGCAATTAGATTTGGACGTAAAGCAAAAAATCTTATTGAGTCAGAAGAATACAATTCGGTCTTTCCGCACGTTACATTGGCAGCTGATTCAAAAGCTGCTGGGCGTTGGGAGTCTAATCATAAAGGCGAGTACTTTGCTGCTGGTGTAGGTGGAGCAATTACAGGACGTGGTGCTGATTTACTTATTATTGATGATCCACATTCCGAGCAAGATGCTCTTTCGCCCTCGGTCCTAGAATCACATTACGAGTGGTATACTTCCGGTCCACGTCAGCGTTTACAACCTGGCGGCGCGATTGTGTTAGTCATGACGCGTTGGTCAGTAAAAGATCTTACTGGTAAGCTGCTCGAGGCCCAGGGTAAAGACGACATGACGGATAAATGGGAAGTAGTAGAGTTTCCTGCAATTATAAACGAGAAACCTATGTGGGGTAATTTTTGGTCTCTGAAAGGTTTGATGGGCGTGAAGGCATCTATACCTTTAACCAAGTGGCAAGCACAATGGATGCAAGCACCAACGTCAGAGGAAGGTGCGCTTATAAAACGTGAATGGTGGCAAACGTGGGAAGGTGATAATATTCCTAATTTAGAGTTTATTATCCAGTCTTATGACACAGCATTTTCTAAAAAAGAAACTGCTGATTTTTCTGCTATTACAACGTGGGGAGTATTTGACCCTGATGATGGAAAAGGAAAAGGATTAATATTACTAGATGCCAAAAAAGATCGGTGGAATTTTCCAGAGCTTAAAAAGGAAGCAATGGAACAATATAAGTACTGGGAACCAGAGATGGTTATTATAGAAGCAAAGGCGTCTGGTATGCCTCTTACTCATGAGTTGCAAAAGATGGGAATACCTGTTATAAACTTTACACCCTCGAAAGGTAATGATAAGCATACGAGGGTAAACAGCGTGGCTCCTTTGTTTGAATCAGGAGCTATATGGGCGCCCAAAAAAACGTTCGCTGAAGAAGTTATTGAGGAATGTGCAGCATTCCCCTTCGGTGATCATGACGATTACGTGGATTCTACCACGCAAGCCTTAATGAAATATAGACAAGGCTACCATGTTGCGTTAAAAGATGACTTTGAAGATGAACCAGTTGATAATGCTAGGAGGAGGGCTTATTACTAATGGTTGATGTAAGAATTAAAGAAAAACCAGAACGTCCAAGAGACGATGACCACCTACGTCAAGTAAATAAACCCCGTAATTTTTTTCAAAGAAGATGGAATGATCTTATTCGTGCAGAAGACTGGATGACGGAAAAAAGTGGTATTGGAAGTTTTGTTGATAATATTAAAGATTTTCAAAAAGCTGATAGAAAGTACACCGAGGACCAAGGCTTAGGTTTTTTCGAAAAAATATGGGAGAACCCGTATAAAAGAGATGTGGGACGATGGACAGGAAACGTTGGTTATAGCACCGCAGAAAATATAGGTGATTTACTAGAACTAGGATGGCGTGTTCCCTCAGCACTTGCAGGTTTTGATACAATTCCTGGTGATGATGGAGTAATGGGAAAATATTTCGCCGGCGCTCACCAATATGATCCTAGTTGGAATGTATTGGGATTTAATATTCCTAATATTTTTTATGATGAACAAAAAAGTAATCTACTAGCAGACACTATTCCTAATATAGAAAGAGATATAGGTTTAGATATTGTTAATATGGAAAATTTTGAAGATGTACTAGCAGTTACAAATTTTCAAAATCACTTACGAAATCAGGGATTAGACTTAGGTGGATTAGATAAAGAAGGAAGATTAGAAGCTTACAGTAACTGGATGGCTAATAAGTATATGTCACAATTTAAAGATGCCGGTGATTCACGACTTATGACAAGTGGTGATTATCAGTATGCAATACCAAACGAGTTTTTACAATCTCTTCCATATTGGGATCCTTATTTAAATCTTGATCAAGATATGATGGACACAATTGTAGGGGATTATACTTCTGATTATAGAGATTATGAAAGTGGACAATTAACTAATTTAAGTAATGAGTTTATGGGAAATTTATACAATCAACGTGATCAAATATTAATGGATAAATTTGGATTAGATAAAGATGAACTTTTATTCGCAATGACTAAAGGAGAAGCAGATAATTTAGATCTAGGGTTATTTGAAGATTTATTAAGAGAAAACACAATGCCTTTTATGGAAGATGATTTTAGATTAGATTATGAAACCGACGAAGCACAAAAAATTTATGAAGAGAATCCATTTTGGTCTGAAGGATTAGTAGGATTGGCTGGTTATGGTGGAGCATTAAAAGCATTAAGAGCAGCAGGAAAACTAGATGCTGGACCATTAAGCACTATCTTTAGAAATATGTACCCAGGATTAAGTGGAACTGGTGGTACCGGAGTACCGTGGAAATGGGGTAAAATAGGTCAAGTTCCTGGAGCAAGCATTAATATTCCAGGAAGAAGTATGTGGCAATTCCCAGGCATGACATATGGAGCTGCTTTAAGAGAAACAGGCGATGAGTAGGTTAGCCAATCTTTTACGTAGAAGTCCTAAGAATAAATTTAATAAAGGACAGACAATTAATTACCCTTCTACAAGAAAGGTAAGTAATCTTACAAACGCTATAACTAATTTTGTTAATAATAATAGAAATGTATTAGCTTTATCTAATCGTGACACAGTTGTAAAAAATGCAGTTTTATCTTCTAATCCAAATCTTAAAACAAGACACGGAACTAATATTACAACAAAAAATGTTGCTAAAACATTAAATGCACACTACGGCAAATTAGACCGTGGAAATATTTCCATTGCCAATAATCCAAATGCTGTGGCGTTAATAGAAAATATGGTTTCAAAACAGCCAAGTGTTAAATCAACAGAAATTATAGAAGAACTTACTAAGATTGATCCGATTTATGCAAACATATCAAATGAATCAGTTACAAAACATATTAATAGAAATTTTCCAGGACTCAATAGAAAAAAAACTTCTCAAGAAATAAGAGATTATGAAGCAGCAAGACATAAACAAATAGCTGCGTGGGATGATGCTGTTGCTTCGGCAGGAATTGTTAACTTACGTAATACCATTGCGCCACAATTTACTAGTATTTTAGATGATAGCCAAGTTTTAACAGGAGCCCATCCAGCACAAATTGTTAATCGTGTTAACCCTGAAGGAAAAACATTTATTACAACAAAGTGGAGAAATTCACGACATAATAAATTAGAGAATGAAGCCAAAAGATTAATGGACGAAAAAAATTCAATAGTTTCTACTTTAAGCCCAAACGACTCAGCTAGTATGAGTATGTTAAAGGATATTAATAAAAGAATTACGACTGTATCAGATGATATGGCAAAGTTAGGACTAGAATCAAAATTATGGAACCCATCACAAAATAAATTTCAATATTTTGGAAATTTATATGGTTCGGGTACAAATCCTTATTTTAATAGAAGTCCTCTATTATCTTTAAGAGAAAGTATTTTAGATCCTAATGTTGCAAAAGGTCGTGGGTTCGCGCAAGGTGGTTTAGTGTCTCTTTTAAAAGATAAATCTTTACAAAGAATGGCTAAAACTCTTATTCCAAAACAATTTTCTATATTACAAGGAGGATTATCCTAATGGTATTACCAAAAGTTATAGGTTCACTTAGAGCATATGCCCCTAAATTAGCAAAACCAAAAGGAAAACCTTCTGAAAAGGTCCTTGATTTAGGAAAAGCTAAGGCAAAAGCAACAGCAACGGCGCCAGCACTCTTTTATAATTCACGAGAAAAAATTTTAGACGCTCCATTTGAGAAAAATACGGCTCAAAATTGGATGAATTACCTAAAAAATAAAGGTGTTAAGGATAAAGAGCTTTATGACACCTCTACAACCTTCTTTTTGCAAGATTTAGGCAATAAAACCTTAACAAAAAAAGATTTTATTAAGGAATTTGATGAATTTGCCCCTAATTTGAAGGTCGTGGCCCTTGGACAACCGGGTCAAAAAGATATTATCAATAATCTTTATAAACAAATAAGTAAAATAGACCCAAAAACCCAAGATCCACGTGTTGAAGGCTTTATGTCTTATCTTCAGACAACACTTCCAAATGTTGTAGGAGAAGGAGGTGCTATTAATCAAAAAGTACTCGATAAAATCGCTGTAAATGTGGATAAATACATGAAAGATGTTTTTGGCGTTGAAAGTGCAATGCAAAAAGGATTATCATTGACGGAAAATGTTCCATTCGCTGTTAAAGAGCCCCTTGTGGCCTTAGCATCCGCTATGGAAAAGCGTGGAGTCGGACTTAAGAAAAAAGATTACACAGGTGAAGCACGTTACCGTGGTGAACAAATGATGTCTGGTGGAGATAATTATAGAAATTTTTTATTTAAATATGAACCTGGAAAATTACGTACAAGCGAGCCAACATACACATATGCACATGATTTTGGTTTACCTTCGTCTGCGCGTGCGAATGCTTTCGTGCACGCAAGAGTTTCTGATAGAACGGATGAATTTGGAAGAAGAATATTGTTTGTAGAAGAAATACAGTCTGATATGCACCAAAACATACAAAGGGCAATTAGAGAAGCAAAAGAAAAAGGAAAACCACTTTCACCTACTCAGGGATACGCAAGGCGTGGTGATTTACCAACACCTGCAGAAATTTTGGCGAATAAACAACAATTAGATCTTATTACTTTAAAGATTGAAAATTTATTAAACACTAATCCACGTTCAAAAGCACTTCCTAAATTAGAAGCAGAGCGTGATAAAATTAGAGCCATTCTTCAAGAAGCAAAAGATAAAAAAGGCATTGGAGGAGGAGATGTTCCAGAAGGACCATTCCAAACTTCACAGGAATATATGGAATTTGTAGCAAAATACCTAACGCGTGTAGCTAAAGACGGTAAATATGATGGGGTGGCGTTTGCTAACCCTACTATTAAAAATCGTAACCTTTCGCCAACCGATAGATCTTATATTGGTAATTTAAGTGCTTATGGCCCTATTTTAAATAAATCATTATCTAATGCAGCTAAAAAAACAGGTGCAAATTTATTAAATACTGTTATAAGAGATAAAGAGGGGCGAATATACGGAAACGTAAAACTATTAAATTTGAAGGGCAATAAAATGGCAGAAGAAATTATTTCAAAAGGCGTATCTGCTTATAAGCAAGGAGGCGTAGCTTATGGTAGATAAAACTAAAAATCAAATTGATAAAGCATTAGATGCTGTTAATTCAGCACTTGAAATTGAACCAATTGGTGAAGAAGTACAAATAGATTCTAAAGGTGTAGAATTTGAAGGCTTTGAAATCATGGATGATGGAAGTGCGGAAGAAATTATTACTAACGAAACAATAGACCAATCTCAAATACCATTTGACGCAAATTTATCTGAATATATTTCAGACGACAAGTTATCCAAATTCTCATCGGATTTGGTAAATGCATTCGAAGCGGATAAAGATTCAAGGAAAGACTGGGAAGATACCTATGTCAAAGGCCTTGATATGTTAGGTTTTAAATATGAAGACCGAACACAGCCCTTCGAAGGTGCATCCGGGGTCGTTCATCCTTTATTAGCTGAATCTGTTACGCAGTTTCAAGCCCAAGCTTATAAGGAACTCCTCCCCCCAAGCGGCCCCGTACGATGCCAAATAGTTGGTGCAGTAACACCAGAAATTGAGCAACAATCAGATCGTGTAAAAGAATACATGAACTATTACATTATGAATGTAATGGAAGAGTTTGATCCAGAGATGGACCAATTATTGTTTTATTTACCACTATCTGGTTCAGCATTTAAAAAAGTTTATTACGATGAAATTTTAAAACGTTGTGTATCCAAGTTTGTAACGAGTGAAGATTGCGTTGTTAATTATATGGCAACTGATCTTGAGCAAGCAGAACGTATTACACATTGTATTAAAATGTCATCCAATGAAGTTAAAAAGTTTCAAGTATCTGGTTTTTACCGTGATATCCCTGTTGTTTCAGGACAAGTAGATGTTACAGCAGATGTGCAATCAAAAGTAAATGAACTAGAAGGTGTATCACAAACTAACCAAGGAGAAGATGACGAACATTTAATTTTAGAAATGCATGTTAACGCCGATGTTCCTGGGTTTGAAGATACAAGTGGAATTAAACTTCCTTATATTATTACAATTGATAAATTTTCTCAAAAGATTTTATCCATACGCAGAAACTGGGCAGAAGCTGATTTAAGTTTTAAAAAGAAATCATATTTTGTTCATTTCAAATTCCTCCCAGGCCTAGGTTTTTACGGCTTTGGTCTAATACATATGCTAGGTGGGTTATCAAGAACTGCAACAAGTGTTTTGCGGCAGTTAATTGATGCAGGTACTCTTGCTAACTTACCGGCAGGATTTAAAGCACGAGGAATGCGTATACGTGATCATGATGAACCATTACAACCAGGTGAATTTAGAGACGTGGATGTAACAGGAACATCTATTAAAGAATCATTATTACCACTTCCCTATAAAGAACCATCACAGACTTTATTTGCGTTATTAGGTTTCGCTGTTGACGCAGGTAAATCATTTGCAGCAATTGCAGATATGAAGATGGGTGAAGGTAATGAACAAAACCCAGTTGGAACAACTTTAGCATTACTTGAACGTGGGACAAAAGTAATGAGTGCAATTCAAAAAAGATTACATTATTCACAACGAAAAGAATTTAAATTACTCGCTAATTGTATACAGATGTTTACTCCACCAGAGTATCCATACCAAGTTGTTGGTGGTGAAAGAATGATTAAACAATCAGACTTTGATGAGCGTGTAGATATTCTACCAGTAAGTGATCCTAATATTTTTTCTATGTCACAACGTGTAATGTTAGCACAACAACAATTACAGTTAGCCACTTCTAACCCACAAATGCATAACATGCGCGAAGCTTATAGAAGAATGTATCAGGCGATGGGTGTAGATAATATTGATGCAATATTAAAAGCTGACGAAGAAAATGAGCCACAACCTTTAAGCCCTGCAGTTGAAAATGCGGCGGCTATGAAAGGAGCTCCATTAAAAGCTTTTATTCAACAAGATCATCCAGCACACATGAAGGCACATGCTGAATTTATGTTTACAAGAATGGTTCAAATTAATCCACCACTCTATTCTATGTTACAGGCACACGTATCTGAACACGTTGCATTGATGGCACAAAAACAAGTTCAAGAACAATTTGCTGAAATGGAACAAGATTTACAACAACAGATGGAAGCAGCACAGATGAATCCTCAAGAGATGCAACGCTTAGATGGATTAGCCCAACAAATGATGATGGATAAAACAAATGCTATTGCAAATTTAGAAGCACAAATGACTGCACAACTTGCACAAGACGAAGAAAAACGTACAGCAGCAGAACAGGCTGATCCACTTGTTAAACTTAAACAAAGAGAGATTGACTTACGTGCAGCTGAAGCAATGATGCGTCAACAAGAGATGCAAACTAAAGGAACATTTGAAGCTGAAAAACTTGACATGGAACGTGACAAGATAGAAGCTGATACAACAATTAAACTAATGGATGTTGCTGGTAAAGTTGACCAAGAAGCGGCAAAAGAAGCATTAGGGCAATTAAAAGAAAATGTTGCTTTAACTAAAGAAGCAATGAAAAATGAAAAAGATATAACCACTGCGAGGATAAATGCCGGAAACAGAGATAAAAAAAGTAAAGATAATAAGTGATTCAATGCAAGAGATTGACAGTCTTGCAAGATCCCTTATAAAGAAGCCCGAAGATGCACTATTAGTTTGTGCAGCTTTGATGGCCGTAACGCGTCAACATTATATTGATTCTTTAGGGCCAGATCAAACGTCGTTTGTTTTTCAATCTGTTGTAGAGTCTTTTGACTATATAACTGAATTGGAAGAACAGGTGGCAAATGTAACTATACATTAGGAGGACCAAATGAATCTATTAAAAGATGTTTGGGCACACATAAAAGAATGGAATGAGTGGAAAATGAAGGACTGGATTAAGGCCGGCATTGTAGTCATTATAGTTCTTATTGTGCTTCAAGCTATGATACCTGGTGCATAATGGTTGAATTAGACCGACAAGGTTTTGCAGACAGGCAATTTAAAAGCGTTCAAGCTGCACGTCAAGAACGTGCAGCTAAACGTGCTGAAAAAGAATATTTCATGCGTTCTTTTAATCCTAACACAGCAACTCGTGAAGATTTTACAAGATTTAAAGAAGGTTTAAAAAACCAAGCTCTTGATGCCATTGGACCTAGACAGGGAGGTATTTTAAATTCCAGACAAGCTCAACAACTAGCTTCTCTATATTCTGACCCTTATCGTAAAATGATGAATCAATATAGAATAACTAATCCAGAAAGTTATTCCGGAAATTTTCCTATATCTTCTTTTATACAATCTGCTGGCCCTAAATTAATGGGAATGGGTATTGGAGCTTTATCTGGTGTTCCAGGTTTGTCAAAAATGTTTGATAACAAAGCTGATGACGAAATACTAGGAGATTATAGTTATTTAAAATATCGTCCTACAAGATTAGAATCACAACCAGATAATATGAGTGATGAGTTATGGGAAATTATTATGGATGCCTATAA